TCCGGCAACATGCACAAACCTTTATAAGGTTTCGAGTTAAGGGAACAGGGAGGCTACAATATGCCAATATCACCAAAACAGAAGAGAGGAGAGATTATCTATGCTTTGCTGCATAGCAAGGAAAAAGTAATTTCTCAGGAAGAGATGTATGCGGTAATGGAAAGATCAGGAGTCGAGACAGATTCAAACCGCAAGGACTACACAGAGGAACTGATAGAAGCCGGAGCCATCACCCGAGTACCCGGCGGCTGGGAACTTACATCACAGAGCAGAAGAACCGGCACGATCACGATCCGGGTCACGCCATTACAGAACAAGGGCGCAGTAGCGACGGCGGTGGCAAAAGCCCTGAGACCATTCAGCCCACTGGCGACACTGGAGATAGAGGGATGACGACATACTACAGCTTCAGGGAAACAAGACCCCCCGAACGCGGAAACTCTACTGAACATATATTACAAACAGTAGCATACAGAACGTGGGACGATTGGGAGAACGTTGCGATAGGAAACAGCAACAAGCGAGTACCAGATACATTCCACACAGATTTTAATTCGCCTAATGTATACACCACATGGGAGGCAATCCGCGAATTTTGGAATAAATTGGAGCCAGTGACCATACCATACAGGGAGTATGGAGGATTCGCAGGCAGTGGAGACACGAGTGGCAGTGATCTCATGTGCAGGTTTTTCGCTGAACATGAGGAATTCAAATGTCATATCGAGCAGCGGAATGGCAGAAAAGCTCTGGTGAAAGACGGCGGCGGGGGCGAGCGCATGAGTGGTCATGTCATAAAGAAAAATTTCAAAGTAGGCGAACATGTGGAATGTTGCAAACCAAACCAATACCCGATCGAAGGGAAGATACTCGAATTGGATACCCACCCTTTCGCCTACGATGCCCTTAAAATCGAGACGGATAATCTCATGCACACATTGGTATTGTGGGTTTCAGAGCGTGATTGCATACGGAAAGCGGCAGGGGTGATCTAAATGCTAATCGAAAAAGTTGAAGATGGAAAAGAGTTTCCTCGATGCCCTGATTGTGGTGTGGCGTTGTATCAGGAATCGAAGGAGTTGAGCAATACACAGAAAATTGAAAAGGAAAAGTGGGATAATTGCGACCACGAATATCCATCGGGTAATGTGTTTAGTAAATGTGTTAAATGCGGATTTAAGCACAATATTTCTCACATTCCGATGGCTCGTCTCATGCGATGTCCGAAGTGCGCTGCGTTGTATCATGTGGAGGGGTGATCTGATGAGAAAAATTAAATTCAGCCACGAGTACACGAAGATGCCAGAAGATTTCGAGGAGAGCGCCCTGCTGGAAGTATTCACCACCGACAGAAGTGACCTGTGCCCTGAATTCGTGGAGTACGACACTGCAATAGTGAACGCAGGAAACTACCCACTTCCAAAAGGGAAACTGCTGGTGCTGCTGCTACAAACTAAACACTTCGAACTTTGGACGACAATACGGCGCTGGACGGCAGAGAAGGAGCAATACTATCGCGGACTCCGCGGGGAGTTCATACACTGTATAGCGCCACTTGAAGGCGAGGAGGATTGATCTGATGCACGGCAAAGAGAAATTGAAGCGGTGCCACGCTGCATGGCTGCCAGCTGTACAGCAGGGTCGCAAGTGCGCAGTCTACGGCAGGACTGTCGGACGTTGCCAAGATTGCGCATTCTCTTATTTAGCTCGTCCGAGATGGCTCAAAGAACATGCCAAAAATAGCGGGGTGAGGATGTGACCGAATACATCCACATGCACCACGTCCTCGACATCAGCGACGAGAGAGCAGCCGAGATCGAGAAGCACGTCATGACCACGCTCGGCAAAGCCGGGCGGGTGGACGAGGGCACGAAGACGCTGATGGAATCGTATGATGCGGAGGCGATCTATGCAGGGATGCAGCTAATGCGCATCATACGGACGAATAAGGAGCTCCTCATGCAGCGCAAAACCATCAGCATCCCGAAGCATCCGAAACTGAACTGAAGCGCAACGAGTAAGCGGGCGTGTCAGACGCCTCCTTTTCCCTTTTCCAGAAATAAAGCCCGGCACAAATTAGCAGCGAACGCCGGAGGCGGCGGCATTGTTATCATTGCATTGCTGAGGGGGGGAGACCCCCCCGGCAGCAGCAACGACAACCAAAAGTTTACATACTGACAACTCTGTAACTTTAGAGTATGAAGGAATCCGAGAAGCACTTACACGCATTCGAGGAATATTACGCCTCCCGTAATTTGCTGAAGGTAGGGCGGGAGCTCGGGATAAGTAGACAGTCGCTCTCCAAGTGGAAACGAGAATTTCACTGGAAGGAGCGATGCGAAGAGCGAGACAGGGAGATCAACGAGCAGGTGCAGGCAGTCATGACTCCCCAATGGGTAGCCACAAAGACCCTGCTCGTTCAGACGTTCCTCAACCAGATCAACGCAGCGATCAAGGCAGGGATCGCTCCGGACAGTTCGAGAGATATGGTCGCAGTCTCGAAGGAACTCAGGGCACTCATGGGCGAGGCTGACAAACACGAACTCATAAGCACAGTCAAGCACGAAGTCACCGATGACCCGGACGTCCTCAAGTCGGCGAACGCTCTGGCACAGAAGCTATCAGAACATGTATGAACAGGTCACGCCCGCCCTCTTCGCCATCACTGCAAGCAGAGGCAGATGGCAGGCAGTGCATCATCTCCTGATGCTGTCGGATAAGCTCACACAAGTTGCAGCAGGCAACCTTAAGCGGCTCATGGTCTTCATGCCGCCGCGGTCCGGCAAGTCACAACTCATCTCACAGTTTTTCCCGGCATGGTATCTCGGGCATCATCCGGATAGCAGGATAATCCTCACAAGCTACGAGGCAGACTTTGCCGCAACGTGGGGCTGGAAAGCCAGGAATGTATTTGAAGAGTTCGCACCCGAAATCTTTGGGCTCTCGGTACGCTCGGACTCCTCAGCCCGCAATCGGTGGGATCTCGTCAACCACGTTGGCGGCATGAACACAGCAGGAGTCGGAGGCGCAATCACAGGGAAAGGCGCAGACCTATTCATAATAGACGATCCGGTAAAGAACGCAGAGGATGCCAACAGCGAAATAAAGCGGGACAAGGCATGGGACTGGTACCAATCCACCGCATACACCAGACTCGAACCGGACGGCGCAATCATCCTCATAATGACCCGGTGGCATCCTGAGGACTTGGGCGGGCTTCTCTTGAAGGAGATGGAAGCCGGAGGCGAGCAGTGGGAAGTCCTCAAGTTCCCGGCGATCGCAGAAGAGAAAGATATTCTCGGACGCAAGCCCGGCGATCCGCTCTGGAAGGAACGATATCCGACAGAGGCACTTAACCGGATCAAGGGCACGGTAAGCGCGTACTGGTGGGCGGCGATGTATCAGCAGTCGCCATACAGCAGGACAGGCGGCACATTCAAGCGTCAGAACTTCATCATCACAGAGGCAGGAGCAAGAGGAAGCCAAGTCCGGTTCTGGGATCTGGCAGCAACAGAAGCAAAGCAGGGGAAAGACCCGGACTGGACTGTGGGGTGTCTGATGAGCGAACAGAGCGGTAAGTATTGGATCAAAGACATAATCAGGGTCAGGGAGGAAGCCGGGGAAGTAGAGCGCATAATCCAGCAAGCCGCACAACTGGATGGAAAAGAGACCCGTATCTTCATGGAGCAAGAGGGCGGGGCGTCCGGCAAATCCCTGATCTCATACTATGCCCGCACGGTACTCAAAGGATACTCATTCGAGGGACTCCCGGCAACAGGATCAAAGACCGTCAGGGCGCAGCCTCTCGCATCGGCAGTCTCAAACGGCAACGTTCATCTGATAGCCGCAGCATGGAACGCTTCATTTCTCGATGAAGCCGAGCGGTTCCCAACAGCAAAGGTACATGATGATCAGGTAGATGCAGCATCCCAAGCATTCAATCTGTTGAGCGATAAGAAGCCCCCGGTACTCTACCCAAGAGGGCACTAACCCCCTGCTATACAACTACTCTTCTTCTCCATTCGTTCTACGTATTCTATGTCAGTGTCTGATGATACAACGAACCTCCAGTTTGGAAGAATGATTACTGGTATTTCATAATCATCACATACCACTACTTTTTTTCCAACTTTACCAGGCGCAAGAATATTTAACATAGATAGTATGTCACGCAAATCGGGCGTGTCGGCAGGAATTGTACGCATCATGACGCGTTTCACACGGTACCAGGGGATACCTATCCTATCCGCTATAGCTATAATTGTGCATGGACGGTTAGGTGAGAATGAATTGAGCTTGTCAATACATATTTTGTCGAGCTTTTCAAGTAGCTCATCGCGTAAGTCTATTGCCGCATTCAGTGACTTGTGATGTTGTACATAAAATGCATCATCTTCCGCTTTACACGTTGTTGCCCCATTGCGTTCTACTTTCAATAAAGAGTTAATTTTCTTCTCCGCTTTAGCATATTGGGTTTCGAGGGATGCGGTGAATAACTTCATATCTTCACCTCTTCCAGCCGCCTCCGGCACGCATCCTTCACGAAGTCGCTCACCGACACATAGCCATATCCGCATCCATGCTCAGCGATGAATTTCTTAATCTCATTGGCAAGTCCAATAGGAAGACTCACGCTTTGATATTCTTTTGCCATCATAAGTACATCACAGGCACAGCATATATACCTTTCCCCTGCACGCAGATGAGATATATGGTTTTGCCATTCCATAAACTATAAGAATACATATAAATACCCACAGCCCCCAATCTACCCTATGGCAAAAGGCATTCCAAAACATGACGGATCCGGAAGAGGAACCGGAGCGAACGCAGGACGTGGCGGCTGCTCGCCAGCAAAAGCCACGCGGAAAGGGAAAAGGTGATAGGGCATGGCGATCACCCTCACAACCGTCGCGAGAGTCCGGCAGCGTATGAAATTGGAGGACTGGGAATCTACAGATACAGCGATCACACAATTCATCACGGACGCCGAAGCCACGATCAAAAACTACCTCGGCGCCCTGCCGGTATCAGGGGATGGCGACTTTGATCTCGCCGGTTCTATCGCAACAGATTTCGCAGCGTACTACACCGGGATCTCAATCGCATCTACAAAGAACATCAGTGAATTCAAAGCGAATGCAGATAAAGAACTTGCAAGACTACTGAAAACCCCGGCGACGGTGGCGCTGCCGAAGAGCACGACGACATGATAGGACAATGGATATACATTTCAGGTGTTCTCACCCAGGCGCGGTTCTGTTTGAATATGATTATGGTATTAGAGTAGCACTTCCGGCAACGGTCACCTTATCACGAGAAGGGGTGTGGACTTACCGGTTTGAAGTCATCGATGATAGCCATCCGGTAGGCGATCCGCTTATATACTTCTTTATCAATGCGGGATCAGGCACTCTTGAATGTATAAGCGTAAACTGGTGTAGTGAATATTGCGGCAGGACCACTTCACCGGGTGTAGTCGTAAACAGCGCGACCATGACTGTAGACATTTACGTTCCTCTTGATATAGAGGGTAGTTCGGCAGATCTGCAACCAGTCGTATCCAGCAACCTCGCAGCTGCAGGCTGGGCGCCGCCATCAACGTTGGAGGTTGCATTCCTCAGCGGGAGTCTCTATCAATACGCAGGCGTTCCAGTGTCGGTATTTGATGCCTTGATGAAAGCACCATCGAAAGGAAAATACTTCTGGGCGAACATCCGGAAGGCGCCATATCAATATCGCAAACTTCGATGACTATAAATGAAATGTAGACACAAGGAGATACCATGAAACAATTCTGGAAAGATGCAACACTCCAAATTCGCAGAGACGCAGCATCCATTCTCGGCTTCCCATTCTCGGCTCCGGCAGAGCCGTCATCCAGATCAACAACCTCAAGTGGATTCGTGGAAACCGTCACGGATACGAACCTCGTGGATATGTTCAAGCGCAATCAGGCGGCACACGCCATAGTCGCAGATGTCGCAACAGACGCTATGACAACCTTCACCGCCACATCGATAAAAGGAGACGAACTCAAAAAATTCAACGGCGATGCACAGGTCATCTTCAAGCAGTTCATATCACAGCCACTCACGAGAGCCCTCATCTTCGCCCGCCTGTACGGGCACTGCGGCATCCTCATAGGATACGCAGACGGCAAAGGAATGGAAACGAAACTCAAAGGCACGCCGAAGATTCAGTACCTCCAGGCGATCCCCAAGCCCTGGATAAACGAGATCGTTTTAAAGAAAGACAAATCAGGCGGGCTGATCCTGCCCCCGGAACTCGACAAGTACAACATCAGCATCACCCATACCCCGCAAGACATAGACGCCTCGCGGCTCACACACCTAAGGATCCCTTCCCTGAACGAAGAATCATTAGAAGGCGAATCATCTCTCCTCTGCATCTATGACGACCTGACCGTCCTTAAGTCAATGACATGGGGCGCAGGTCAGGCGATGTGGCGGCACGGCGGCGGCTTAACAGCCTTCATCGCTCCGGACAGCCCGGACCCGCAGACGCAGATAGACGCAATAAGCGAGCTGGTCACGGACATAAACGCGATGACCGTCCTCACGCTACCTAATGGTACGGAGATGCTCACCGAAAAGGGGACAAACATCAATCCGAAGGAATACTTTGACGTCTGCCTTCAGATGATCTCAGTCGGCTCAAGAATCCCGGTCTCGATCCTCAGGGGCTCCGTAGCCGGATCGCTGACAGCATCAGAGAAGGACCGCAAGGATTACTTTGAACTCCTTGACAACATCCAGAAGGAGATCCTCACCCCAGCCCTCATGGATATCCTGAAACGCTTTCAGGCATCAGGGCAGCTATCAAAGCAGGAGTTCCTCATCGAGTGGGACCGCACCCCGATCTGGATGCTCGAAGAACAGAGAGGAAAGCTCTTCGTAGCGCAGACAGAACTCAACGAGGCAAAGACCCGCACGGAACTCAACACAGCCAGAAAGTCGTATCTCGAATACAAGGAGATGAAGGCAGAGCAGAAGAGGAAGGAGACAGACGCACTCCCGAACATCCCGCACGCCGGACTGATCCTCCAAGCCCCCCACGCAGAACTGATCTGGCGCGGTATCCAGAAGGCAGTAGTCAAGACCACATCACTCGACAAGCATCTCGGCGAGCCCCTGTATCTCGTCAGTGACGGGCTCTGCTATGGTCTCGTGATGCTCGACTCAGAGCAGACCATCAATGCAGACGAGTTCGAGGCGACAGCACCAAAGCACCTGATGGCAGACGATGCGAACCTGAAGCACAAGCAGAAGCTCTTCTACTATGATATCAAGCTGCTGAGCCTATTCACAGAGCCGAGACGGTGTGAGACGCCGGAGGGAGCGAGAAACTTCGCGAAGCGGGTTGAGTTCAATAACGAATGACCCAAGTCTGCGCAGACTCCAATTTTGACGCATCGCTTGACGATGGCGAAGGAGAGACGAAATGCGTTGGACCATTCGACATCACGGTCTACGGATCTCATAGTCCAAGCACGGATACTATTTTTTGGATGCAGATCTTCGAGCGAGATCCAGAGAAAACATGTGGCGTCCTGATAGGCCATGGGTGGCTATATGCAGGATCAGCAAAAGTAGGCGACAAGATAAACGTACTTGCCGAGTGGTTCGGAGCAGATCATGACCCAACAGAAGATGCATCGATCGAAGTAATCGCATTCACCAATGGGGTTGCAACGCTCCGGATATGCAGAGGCGACATACCGGGAGAACCGGGAGATCTCCCTGAGTATACAACATACGCTGAATGCACTGCTGCTGGATATTACTGGTATGATGGGTCGTGTCATTCATCTCCGGCTCCGACAATAGAAGAACCCGAACCCGATCCGGAGGCATGGAGTTGTTACACAGGAACGCATGGGCACGGCGGTACCGAATCGAACAATCGGATAGACGGAGACAAGGAATATAGGATAGTAGCAGAGTTTTTAGAAGTTACTACCGCAGGAAGTGTGTGGTTGAATGTCGAGTTTAAGAAGGATTGGTACAAACACTCTGAAGGAATACTACTTGCTCCGGGAGAATCCAAGACATACACCGATCCGGGAGGCATAGACTGGATAGTACAGGTGTCTTCGGTGACGGGCTTCGGATTGTGGGCGAGTGCAAAATTCAGCGCATGTTATTCAATAGTCTCCCCAGTCCCCCCGGAAGAAGAACCCGTGCCCGATCCGGAGGCATGGAGTTGTTACACAGGAACGCATGGAGTCGGAGGATATGAAGCGAATATCCGGGTAGATGGAGACAACGAGTATAGGATAGTAGCAGAGTTTTTAGAGGGTACTACAGCAGGAGCAAAGCTACTCGTTAAGTTTAAGATGCATTGGTCAAAGTCCTCCGAAACGGTAACGCTTGCTCCGGGAGAGTCCAAGACATACACCGATCCGGGAGGCATAGACTGGATAGTCCATGTATCCGCAACGAGAGATTTGGCAAGTGCAAAATTCAGTGTGTGTTATGCAATAATAACGCTATCATGGTGGGATGCACTCCTCGAAAGAATACGCGGCGCAAACGAAGAAATCACAGCACCAATTACAGATCTCTTCCCATCAACAGACATAGAGGGCTGGACGTCGCCGCCCTTCGAGTGCCCGATCTGTAAAGAAGTATATGATGGAGAAGGATCAGAACTGGAGTATGCAAAACATCTCATGTCACACATAACAGCATTTGAACGCGGATGGTTCCACAAATGAAACAACAAATAGAAGCCGACATAACCCTCCCGGATTGGATTGGTGATCTGGTGGATAGAATCAGAGCCGTCAACACGGATGCAATCACAGACCCCATCGTCGGGCTCTACACAGGAATAGAAATAGAGGGCTGGACGATCCCCCCGTTTATGTGCTTCATCTGCGGAGCGGAGTTCACAGGTGCAGATGCAGAGACGAATTACGCAAACCATCTCATGTCGCATCTGAAAGCCTTCCAGGAGGGATGGTTCTAATGGTCGCCCCAATCATAGTAGGCGCAGCGATCCTCGCTATCGCAAACAAGCTCTTCGACATCATGCAGACTGTATCCTTTATGATGTTCATCGAGGAGGAGGGGCTACAGATCAGGGGATTCGGAATCATGAGCCTGATCCGGGAGAAGCTCACCGATGAGGTTGAGCCGCAGCTTGAAGAGATGAAGGTTCACTGCACAAACCTTGAGAACTTCGTGGACGCATGGGGCTGGATCGCTCCGTACATGCGACCAACATATTCAAGGTATGTGCAGAGCACATGGGATCAGATAGATGCATGGGAGGCATGGCTCATCTCTGTGAGAGCAGATAAGCCAAAGTTCGGAGTGAGGATAGTATCATCCCCGAACTATGCCAGCGTCTTCGTGGATGGAGCAGACATTAACAAGCTAACGCCACAGTCCATCTTCGATCTAAATCCTGGATATCACAGAATCAGGCTCGAATACTTCAGCACGAGAAGAGGGGACTTAGCGTATGAAGAAGTCGTACTGATCGAGGAAGAGTTCATCAAAGAGTTCCGCTGGATACTTGAGGAAGTATGACAGCGCCAGTACGGACGAAGTGGGACTACAACATAGCCGGCGCAGCAACGATGGCACGCCAGATCATATTAGGAATCCCAACACTCGGCGGGCTTCTCCCTGATGTGGCAACCGACATTCTCGGATTCTTAGGCTCACCGCTGCATACCGCAGACACAGCGATAAGGGCGATCGAGCGGGCGAACAACCTATCATGCGTATTGATAAACCAATGCGCGTACTCCATGATTCTGCAAACAGGTGAGGAGATGGACAGGGAGATGGAAGTGCAGATCCCGAACATGGCGAAGACATTGAGACAGTTCGAGAAGATACTGCCAATCTACAAGATCGTAAACCCGCTCGGAGGAATATCATTCGAGAACAGAATGTACGGATACCACGCAAACATGGACGCATACAAAGCGATCCTTGACCTCTATCATGACACATGGACATGGGTTACAGCAGAAGTCACCGAAGTTATAGATGGTGATACAATCTACGTAGACGCTTTCGATGACCCTGTCAGAATCGAAGGCATAGACTGCCCTGAGATCTGCCACACAGAATGGGATCCGGAATGCTCGCCCGAAGATCCGGAGTTTATCGAAGGATACGCCGCAAAAGCATACGCCGAATCGCTGTTGCTCGGAACGACCATCGTTATGAGGGTCAGAACAAAGCGCGACTACTACGGACGGCTTCTGGCAAAGATACGATACAGAACAGCGGACGGTACTATATTCGCAACAGACATGGTTCGTGCGGGTCATGCCGAGTTCTACAAATGGAGCTTCCCGACAACTTTAACACATTGACAATCATGCCACAAATACCAGCAAACACCAAGACAGGAACTATCCGACCGCCACCGACCAACCCGTGGGGAGAAGCCAGAGCACAGATCGCAGGCAAGACCGGACCCCCCACAGCCCGCATCCAATGCAGATCCTACCCGCCCGGCGTGGACATCATCATAGACGGAAAGCACACAGAGCAGGTCACGCCGTACACATTCACCAACATCGAAGAAGGAGACCACGAGATCGAGATGCAGTATGTCAACGAAGCAGGCACGATAGTCTCAAAGAAGGAATCCATCACGGCGAAATTGGGAAAGCGGGTTGTCTGCAAGCTGCGTTTCATCGAGCCGAAGACGCTGGCATAAGATCACCGAAGCCGAGTATACTTATGCCTGAGATGCTACCGCGGAGAAGGTGCAGACTCCACAGCCATAGCCGCCTACGGCGTCTACGGAATTTTACAGATTCGATCTGCCGTACCATCCACCCTTAGAAGCAACCTGCTAAATCTAACAACTTCGCAAAACACCTCGTTTCACTCGGCACCCTCCGGGCAAACCTTTATCTCTGTCGGGGCATTCGTTAGCACCAATGACCCTCTGTCGAAAAGGTTTGTTTTGCGGTCGCACTATCAAATTAGAAAAAGATAAAATCCGTCCTCCGCATCCGCTACGGACGGATATATTTTCTAACATGTAGTCCACTATTTTATCCAACACTCTAAAAAAACAGGTAACAATCCATCCTCCGCTACGCTCCGGACGAATTCATGCCTTTTTAGAGATCGGATCACCCTGCGGGGCAAGAGGATTGGGGGTTAGTGTGGGTAATCGCAGAATTCAACATTTAACTCCTTATTCCACAAACTATAGGAATACATATAAATACTCACAACCCCTATTCTGATGTATGGCTGAAACATCAAACCTCAGTCTGATAATCGACTCACTGGAATTGCAGACAGACGGGATGCAGGAGAAGGATGGTATCCTATCAATTCCGGCTACGGTCGCAAAGAACCTGATCCAGGACTACGACGGGCTGAGGGTTTTGAAGCCAGCCGCGGAACTGGAAGCGGCAGCAAAGTTCGCAGACCGTATCCCCATCACAAGGGGTCACCCGGACGCTGGAATTGTGACGGACCGAAGAGAAGTCCTCGGATTCCTAACGGATCCGCTCTACGAGAGTGACGAACTCAAAGGCATTCTCGAAATCGCAGACAAGGACCTCGCAGCAGACGTGAAGGACGGCAAGCTGACAGGTCTCTCGATAGGCTTCTTCTGCAATCTCGACAGGACAGAAGGCACCGTAGGCGATGCGAAGTATGACGCAGTCCAGAAGGACATCTTCCTGAACCACATCGCAGTAGTGGATCAGGGCAGGTGCTCGATAGAGGACGGCTGCGGCTTCCACACGGACTCAAAGAAGATCGACTCCCCACCTGACCTGATCGGCAAGCTCGACACAGCGATAGGGATGTCAGAGAACGAGTGGAACAGCACGCTCAAGGATCTCCTCGTTGAGATCAAGGAGATGGTCACAGCGACGCCCCCAGCCGGAGATTCCGCAGCACTCACAAGAGTCACAGCCGAACGGGACGCATTCAAAGCAGACCTCGAAGCGATTATCAAGACAGAACGAGACGCCCTCATCACCGAACTCACGGAGATGCAGGACGCAAAGACAAGAGAAGACCTGGAGAAACTCCAGCTTGACGAACTCAAGAAGGAGATCGACATGGTCCGAGAACTAAGAACAGACCGCCTATCATTCAAAGGGCACGGCAAAGGTGGCAAGTCTGCTATCGACGCCGCTTATGGGAAATGAGGTGGGGAGGTAAAGAATCATGGCAATGAAACCAGTAGACGTAAATGCCACAGACATCCTCGGTGAGCTGGTCGCTGCATCACAAATCGCATTCGGCGCAGCAGTCCTCCACGCAGCCGCAGGAACAATCAAGTCCACGCTGAACACTGTGGACAACGTCATCGGAATAGCAGTAGACGACAACGTCGAGAAGACAATAGACGGGTTCTACTCACAGTACGATGTCGTACCTGTGATCCCAGGCGGCAGATGCAGGATGTGGGTCACGAGTAACGAAGTCTCGAAGGAAGACATCGCAGCAGGTGACTACCTCGAAGTCGCAATACTCGGAGGTGGCAGCAACACGCTTCCGGTCGGAGTATTCCAGCAGATGGGCGCAGAGTCCGACACATGCACCGGCGCAGTCCGGGAACTAAGATCAGTCGCAAAGGCACTCGAATCAGTGACTCTGTCAAACATCGAGCCGATCGGCTCTGCTTTAATAGTCGGCGCAACGACAGTCACGATGGACGCAACCAAGATGACCGCTCTGGATCTCTCAGCAGGAGACTACGTTCTCCTCGAAGACCATGACGGGAATGCAATGATTAACAGGGTCAAGGCAGCAGCAAGCGCTTCATTCACATTGCAGATTGCAAGCACAGTCGCAATGAACAGTACGACCAATGATGATGTGCATAAACTGCATCAGGTGGAGGCGATGTTACTATGATCAGCAATGACGCAGCAACCCTACAGCACTTCGTTGAGACGTGGGAACGTGAGATCGCAGACTACGTTGAGAAGTACAAGGACAACATGACCAGCCGGAACGTCCTGCACGTCAGGAACGTAGGCGCAGACACCGCCATCGATGTCGTCACGAACTACGACCGCACCGGACCGGGTGCACAGATCACGGCAAAAGGCGCAGTCCCTAAGAGCATGGGTGTCGAAGCCTCAGACACGAAGCACGACATATTCCAGATCTCCACAAAGTTCAAGATATCGAAGAAGGATATCAGCCTTGACCCAGCTACAAAGAACCGCCTGATCGACATCGCAATGCGGGATATCCACAGGAAGGAAGACGACGTAGCAATCAACGGCGTGACCAACCTCAACCTGAACGGAATCGCAGACGCAGCCGCAGCAAACAGCAACGGCACGATTGCAGCAGGCGATAACGCGGGCGCGTGGTCAGGAGAAACCGGAACCGACATCTACGACGACATCAACTCAGCCCTCGCCCTCATGGACGATGAGTTTGAGCCTGCGTACTTGATCGGAAAAAGAACCGATCTCCTGTACCTGAACCGCATGGACAGCGAGAGACAGCCATATTGGAAGTCTATCGCTCCGCTCTTCGACAAGAAGGAAGGCGACAGGTCGTGGATATGGAATACCAACCATCTCGCAACCGGCAAGGTCTACCTGATCCCGAAGGACTTCATGGCGGGCGAACTGGTCGTAAGCGAGAACGCATCCATCGATCCTCTATTCGGCGGCGGTCTCAGTCCCGGAAAGAACTATGAATTTGAGATCAGCGAATGGATAGTGCCCGAGTTCCACAACGATGATGCCTTCGTGGAAATCGAAATAACGTGAGGGGATAACATGGCACAGGGAGTTCCCGCACCCGGGAAGGCATCACTCAATCTGGGCGGCTGGCTGACAGGCGCCCACTTCCCTTCCGGTATCACGACCGTAATCGCAGCAGGACCGCTCGCCAAGTGGGGCGCAGCCGACGACAAGAACACCACAGCCGTAGCGAATACGAAGTTCATCCAGGCGTATCTCGAGAGTACCGCCACATCAGGCGACAATCGGGGGATGTACCTCAGGCTGTACTTCGCAGGAGTGGGCGGTGGAGGCGAAGCACTCAGAGTATACACTGACATAGTAGGTGTCGCAGTGGGCACCGCTCATGGTGCTCATATCAGTCTCGGAATGGGAGAGAGCACTGTGAAGGGTGCTGTCACCGGTCTTGGTGTTGCGGCAAGATGCACGCTTGGACTGCCTGACGCTGCACTGGCAAGCGGAGGCACTTATGCAGCCGTGATGGCAGAGATATACTCCTTCGGTCAGCACAGTGACGCTGGCGCCGTAACGGAACTCTCGTTCATCAGAGTGGTGAATGACGGGCACGCAAACGGTATTGCCGATGTGGATGATGACGCAAACCTGATCACCATAACAGGCGGCGCAATCGCAGGAGGCAACATGGTACAGGCAGATGTTGACGAGACCAAGTTCTCACATAAGATCCGCTGCAAAGTGCACGGAAGCACAATGTACTTAATGGCGTGCGACTCATGAAACCATAACCATGAGGAAAATCAACGTAGCAGACTACATGGTCACGGTGCCGATAGACGGCGGCAACCAAGAGGCTCCCTACCCTGTCAAGAAGTCTCTTGTCGCTGTCCTCTTCAATCTGGAACTGAAGCTCGGTGCAAGAGAACTCGTCACCCGTGACAGGATCGCAACGAAGATCGAGGAAGCAGAAGGCGCAGTCCTCCTCGAAGAAGCAGAGTACCAGAAGCTCCTCAGCGCATTCGAGACCGTCAAGGGATTCGGCAAAGCAGAGGTCGAACTCGTAACAAGAGTCTTCGAGGCAGAGGAGATAGAAGTAGCAGAGACCGCCTGAGCGCGGTCCACCTTTTCTTTTTGAGGCGATAACATGCCACCAGACGAAAAAACAGGACTCATTCCATTCGCTTACGAATCGAAAACCGTAAACGCAACATCCGGCGGGGTTGCGCTCACGAGCGGAACGTATGACGATGCAACCAGCGCAGAACTCACACTCGAGACCGGACAGGTCCGGTTCAGGATGGACGGCACGAACCCCACATCCAGCGAAGGACATCTGGTCGAGGTAGGTGACACAATCTCACTGAAGTCAGCAGCCCAGATCGCAGCATTCAAAGCCATCCGCACGGGCGCCACGTCTGGAGTGCTGAAGGCGACATACTTCCATTGAGGCGATCAAGATGGAAGGTGAAATGATTCATCGGGCGCCCGCATTCTACCGAGACGGCACGGTAATCAGACCACGCAACCAGCATGACACAATCGGAGTCATTGATGAGATTGTATGCCACACCGGAGCCGTCGTTACACATGACGGGAACGTAATCGTAAACTAAGGAGGATTAAGATGGAACTAAAAGAAAACGCACTGACAAAGCTCAGCACAACCACAGTAGCCTTCGATGCAGTAGCCGCAACAACGCTCTACACCGTACCGCCCGGAAAGATTATGATTCCAGCAATGGCGATCATCAGGGCAGGCGCAGACGCAGCAGCCACAGACGTAACGTTCGGACGTGTCGGCGCCCTCACGGACTGGCTCGGCACGATCCAGCTTGATAACCTTGACGCTGCTGGCGATCAAGTCAAAGTTGAGCAGACCAACGCCAACCCGCCCACGAAGTCAAAGACTTACGCCGCTGGTGTCGTTTTCCAGATCGATGTCACAGTAGCGGCAGGCGGCGCAACCAACTACGTGGACCTGTTCGGCTATCTGGTAGACGCATAAAGGAGCAGTGACCCCATCATGAGAAGCGATCTGCTTGACACCCTCTTCGACACGTCAGCAGAAGTCCACGCCGCAGTACACGGCATCTATGCAGGCATAGATGAACGGAAGGGCGCAGAACTGCCGGACATCCCGGATGTCACAATAGAGCCGCACTACTTCAAAGGCGGGTACATCGCCGGAACGCTCATCAGGTGGGGCGCCCTGATCTGGCTTGCATCGCTCGTGAGATGAATCATGATCGCAGCCCTGCACGAAATCAGGATCATCGCAACAGAACTACAGGCAGAGTCCAGCAGACACGACCCGAGACAGCAGAAGATCGCACGGATAATAGGCATCATAGACGAGGCAGACGATGGATGAAGCACTCTTGAAGGAGATCGCTGAGGACATCGGCGAACTGAAGGGGATGGTCACAGCGATACAGACCGATCTCGCAGGAGGCAAGAAGCAGTTTGCAAGACACGACATCCGCATCAAGCGTATCGAGATGTGGTTCCTGCCTGTGCTGGCGGCGATGTCGCTGGTCGCTCACAAGATGCTGAAATGGTTTGGAGGATAAATGGCAGCATGGGATATCTTCACAGCAGGCTACTCACAGAAATTCAGCATAGCAGCACAGGAAATATCACCACATGGCATCTTCTTCAAACCTGATGGCACAAAGATGTATGTTATCGGAAGTGACGGAGACGATGTCAATGAGTACAACCTCGGCACAGCATGGGACGTCTCGACAGCCGTCTACTCACAACTCTTCTCAGTAGCAGGAGAAGACACAATACCAACAGGCATCTTCTTCAAACCCGACGGACTGAAGATGTACGTCATCGGATGGTCAAGCTAGGATGTCAACGAGTACAACCTCGGCACAGCATGGAACGTCAAAACATCATTCTACTCACAGTACTCCCCCGTAGCAGCACATGACAGTACACCACAAGACATCTTCTTCAGAGCCGACGGTATGAAGATGTACGTCCTCGGATC